TTGGACTTTAGCAATCTTCAATGGAACAGATTCAAGTTCTATAACAACTTCCACAAGACAACAAAATGCTACTAGATTACATTTAGAATTATGTGATGTAACATTTACACAACAAACATTAAATTTTACAGCTTATGATGAACAAACTCTAGAAAGATTATTTAATTTTACATTTGATGGGTTTTTTGAATCTTGGACTGGTAGTGGTACAGTTAAAAGAAATAGTTCCATATCTGTTAATAATTCAGAAGTTAAATTATGTTTAAAACCAACTGATTCAATTATGGATATTGATGCAACAATAAACTATGATGAACCTACTGGATTTACTAACTACACAGATAGATTTTACTATTTTGATAATGAAGAAATAACTAATTCTTCACAAGATATATTTATGTATTTATTAAAATCTTCTGCATCAACATCATTTATATTAAAAGTTCAAGATGATAGTCTTCTTCCAGTTACAGATGCCTTAATTGAAATACATAGATTTTATCCTGGTGAAGGTATTTTTAGAATTGTACAAATAGCAAGAACAGATGATAATGGGCAATCTATTGGTTTTTTTGTAACAGAAACAGTTGATTACAAATTCATTATAAAGAAAAATGGAGAAACATTATTAGAAACAGGACAACAAAAAGTTATTCCAGAAACATCACCTTTTACATTAACATTTAATACAGGTGATCCACTAGGAGAACCTTGGGAATCACAAAATGATATAGATGATTTAAATTCTACATTAGATTGGAATGAAACTTCTGGTGTTGTTACTTATATCTATATAGATACTTCAGGTGATTTTACACAAGCAAGATTATTTGTTATACAACAATCACTAATAAATTCTACAGCAGATATTACAATATGTAATGATATATCAACATTAACTTCTGCAACAATAACTTGTACAGTTGGTTCAACAGATGGTTTTTATATTGCAAGTTCATTCATTGAAAGAAATAGTGAAGAATTAGATTTACAAATATCCTTTCAAATAGAAACTCTTTCAGGAGTTGTTGGATTATTAGGATTATTCTTCGGATGGTTCATAATATTAATTGCTTCCTTCATGTTCAAATTCAATGAGATTGCTGGAATATGGGCTATAACTATAACTGTATTTATGGTTAATCTTATTGGACTAATTAAATTCGGTGCTGTGTTTGTAACTGCCATTATTGGAATTGCATTAATAATAACATGGGTGATGGAAAGATGATAAATAAAAAAGCATTCCTAACTAGAAATTTTATGATTGCAGGAGTTTTATTTAGTGGTCTTGTTGCTTTGTTTGTTATAGCAGTAGCTGGAATATCTAATGAATATGATTCTATATTATTAACTAATGAAGAGTTTTCAGAAGATTATGATAAACTTGTTGAACAAACAGAAAGAATTGAAAAAGCTAGAGCTGCTGCTGCTGCTGGAGAAGGACTTACTTTTAAAGGAACTTTTGATGTAGCATTCCAAAGTACGTTTACCGTATTCCAAATGATATATCAAACATTAGATTTATTTGGAGATATGTCTGGAAGCTTTGCAGAAGACTTTGGATTAGATCCAACTGTTACAAAGATAGTATTTTTAATAGCATTATCATTATTAACAATAGGTATAGTTTGGAACATTGTTAGTTCAATAAGTAGGGGGAAAATCTAAATGGTATTTGAAAAAGGACATAAGGATTTAGTTCCAAAAGAATCAAGAAAGAGACAAGGAAAAAAAATGATTGGAAATAAACATAGAGTTGGTAAAATCCCTTGGAATAAAGGTATAAAGATGTCAGAAGAATTTAAAGATAAAGTAAGTAAATCTAGAAGAGAACAATTAGATAAAGGATTGATTCCTGGAAACTATATTCATGGTAAATGTAGAAAACATAAATATGGTAAACCTCTTGCACATTTTGTATGGTGTTCCCAACCAGAAAATTTATCTTATGTTCCAGAAGGTTTTGTTATACATCATATAGATTTAAATCCTCATAATAATAAAACAGAAAATCTTGTAATGATGCCCAAAGGATTACATACTGGAATACATAGAAAATTATCAAAGTATATAAAAGGAGGATTTCAATAAATATGGCTTTTGTTCCCACTTATTATCCAGTTCCAAATCCAAATCAAACTCGTGACCTTCTTGCTATGTTCCAATTCATATCTAATGATGCTACTGGAGGACTTTTTTTTCCAATAATGATTCTTGTAATTTGGGTAGTCCAATTTATCGGCGTAATTGCAGAAGGGAGACCAGCATCAAGAGCATTTGTATTTGCTTCATTCACTGCAACAATATTATCAATCATATTGGGAATACTTGCTATGATGGCACAGAAGTGGATTTACTTATTAATCCTAATGGTATCTCTAGGAATATTCTGGCTTAAATTAGCAACATCAAGAGAATAATGGTAAAAGAAAAAAAAACATATCAAACAAGTAATCCAAGAATATCTAATAACTTAGTAGAATATATAAAATTTATTATAAAGAGATATAATGAAGAGTATGATATAAAAATAGAGTTTACAGAAGCTTCTAATCTATTAGCAAAGAGAGCTAAAGAAGAAGTATTATTTAAATGAATTCTAAAGAATTCAATAGTATACAACTTAATTATTAATGTAGTTATATAATTTTTCTTAACTTATCTTATGAATATATTTTATAGAGTTATAAGGAGGTTATTTTGAAATGGAATTAAGACAAATAAGTTCTAAGAAAGGTATTCAGTTAAGTCAAGCTTTCGGAGCTGTACTTACTTTAGTTTTAGTAGCTGTTCTAGTTATTATTGCTATTTTCTTATTCGTAACATTAGGTGATAGTTTTGATGCTCTAAGTGCAGAAGCTAATGCGTCTAATGATATGGTAGATGAGTTTGCTAATTACACATCTTTAATAGGATTAGTTGGTACAATCATCTTCTTAGGTTTAGTAATTGGTGTTCTTGTAGCATCTTTTGCATTCGGAGGAAGAAGAGTTTAATTACCAAACTAGAAAGATGGAAAAGAAAAAAGGTATTCAGTTAAGTCAAGCTTTTGGAGCTGTACTTACTTTAGTATTGGTTGCTGTTCTAGTGATTGTTGCTATAGTTATATTTGTATCATTGGAAACAAGTTTTACTGGAATAAGTAGTGTTACAGTAACAAATGAAAGTTTAGCCTATATTAATACTACTGGCTATACACTTGATGCTGCTGGTAATTGTAGTTTTGCTTCACCAGCAATTACTGCTGCGTGGAACTTTACAAGTGGTGGGGAATTAATCCCAGCTGCTAATTACACAGTTACTTCTGCTGGAGTATTATCAAATAATACACTATTTGAATATGCAAGTGTAAACTTTTCATATACATATACTTGGGGATCAGAAGCGTGTACTGCTAGTGAAAATATGACTTCAGAGTTTGCTAATTACACATCTTTAATAGGATTAGTTGGTACAATCATCTTCTTAGGTTTAGTAATTGGTGTTCTTGTAGCATCTTTTGCATTCGGAGGAAGAAGAGAAACTTAAAAATTTATTTAAATTTAGGAGGGAGTAATCCCTCCTTTTTTATACTCATAATGGCTCTTTTCAAAGCCAATAAAAATAATGGAAGAGAATCTAAATTATGATGAAAGGAAATCTAAATGTGATAAGAGAAAGAAAAGAAGCCCTTATAGACATAGTGCTAGAAGGAGGTATATAGAATATGGCTGTAAAAAATTCAAGAACAAAAAAGATAGCTCAAGTAAAAGCAAGTAAAGCTAGAAAGAGAGGACTTGAAGCTAGTGTTTTCAAGAAGAAGAAAGGATACGGAACTAGTGTAACAAGAAAATAAAATGGTTAAAATAACTAAAAGTATATTTTTTCCACCAAAGAATAAAGCTTTGGCTAGAAAGATAAGTATTAAATCACCTCATGCTTTTAGAATTAGTATTAGAAAACTCAAGAAAGGTGGAGTTACTCTTGAAGAAAATAAAGCTTTGACACTTGCAAAGACAAGAGCTATGGTTCAATTAAAAAGAAATAACTTATCTGCTAAAGAAAAGAAACAATTTAGAACTATTGCACAGATGAACATTCCAAAAGTTTCAAAAAGATAATGTATTTATATGGTAAAAATTAATTATTAATATGGTTTTAAAAATAAAACTTGGAAAGAAGAGAGAAAAAAGATTAAAGAAACATTTGGAGAAAGAACATCCAAGTGTAAGAGGACATACTTCAATAGATGATGATTCTTTTAAAACTAGGAAACAAATAAAAAGAATTATCAAATCAACACCTAATTTTAAATGTCAAGCTCATAGAGCTACAAAGTTGTAAGGAGGAATAATGGTATCAATAAAAGAACTTCAAAAAAGTATTGCTATAGAAAGAGAAAAAGTTAGAAAAGCTCAAGAAATAGAAGCAGGAGAAATTGAAAGAAGTAAACTAAAAAAAGAATTGTTTCAATTAAAACATAAAAAAGCTTTGGCTACTAGTGGAAAAGGTATTAGACTTCTAAGGAAAGCTGGGAAAGGAATAATTAGTGCAGGAAAGAAAGCTGCTCCAGTTATTTTAAAACAAGGAAAGTTAATTAGACAACAACAATTAAGAGATGATGCTATAGCTAGAAAATTAGCAAAGAAAAAGAAATCAAAACCTAAGAAAAAATCTCAAGGATTTAATCCTTTAGAAGATTTTGGTTTTTGATAATGTATTTATATAGAGATTTCTAATATATACTTAATGAGAAATAAAATCTTAGTATTTAGTATCCTATTTATTTTCTTATTTAGTATATCATTGATTTCATCACAACAAGAAAATCCTACTTATGAACAAAATACTAATGTAAATTTTACCACAACTTGTACTATAAATGGTTCTATATGTTCTACTTCTGCTAATTGTAATATAACTATTAAGAACCCAACCCCTATTCAAATAATATCCTCTGTAAATATGACCAATAATGAGAATGGAATCTTTAATGTATCAATAAGTAATACTTCTTTATCTTCACAAGGAAATTATGATTGGGATTTATTTTGTTGTGATGGTGATGAATGTGGTGAAGGGCATGGAACATTTTTAGTAACCAAAACAGGAAC